AAGATTGTTCAAAAAATGGAAAGTATTGGCATGGTATTGCCATTAGTTACCAATACAAACTTTAAATCTGGTCTTGCAATTCCTACAAGCAATGTAATGCCTGTGGCTACATGGGTAGCTGAAGGAACAGGTTCTGATCGTCAAAAAGCAACAACTGGCAACATCCAATTTGGTCACTTCAAACTACAATGCCGAGTATCTATTTCTTTAGAAACATCTGTAATGGCATTATCTGCGTTTGAAAATATGATTTCTAATAACGTATCCAAAGCAATGGTTAAAGCTATTGAGAATGCTATTATCAATGGTACTGGTAATGGTCAACCTACAGGCATTTTAAAGGATGCGGCTGCTGGCGTGAAATTAGATGTTAAAGACTTTGACTATGCAACACTTGTAAAAGCAGAAGGCGAACTACCTGTTGAATATGAAGAAGGCTCTGTTTGGGTAATGACAAAGAAAACCTTTATGAACATTGAAGGTATGACAGATAAGAATGGTCAACCAATTGCACGTGTTAACTATGGCATGGGTGGGAAACCAGAACGCTCTATTCTTGGTCGTGGCGTATTGATTGTGCCTTATCTTAAAAACATTGATGCGGCTACAGCAGGTGATATTGTAGCGTTCATTTATCGATTTGAAGATTATGCATTAAATACTAACTATCAAATTGGTGTAAAAACATATGAAGATAACGAAACAGATGATATTGTTCGTAAATCTACAATGATTTGTGATGGCAAGCCTGTTGATACCAATTCTTTGGTTAAATTAGCGAAGAAAGCATAGGTGTAATTTATGTTGACGGTAGAAGATGTAAAACTTTATTTACGAATTGATGAAGATATTACAGAAGATGATATGTTTATCGATGAATCCATCTCTGCTGCTGTCACGTATATTGAGCAAATGACTGGGAAACCATATATTGACGAGCCACTATACCGTAGAGCCGTTCAATATATGGTTGCTCATTGGTACGAAAATCGTGAGGCAACTTCCTCAAAAACATTTGTTCATGATTTACCATTCACGCTAGCTCCTATAATTCGTCATATTGCACTATCTAAAAATTATCCTAAAGAGGTGACAGAGAATGCTTAATATAGACGGAATCGGAAGATTAACGAAACGAATTGAAGTACTGGCGTATCAAGATATTGAAAGCAATGGAATTACTAAGCAAAAATTAGTAAGGCTAATTCCGAACAGAATTTGGGCACGTATTGAACCGTTACGTGGCAGACAATATCTAGAAATGTATAAAGAAAAAGTAGACGAATTACATAAGATTACAATCAGATATAGAAGTGGAATAACTGATGGTGTGCTAATCAGATATAAGGATGTAGTCTATAAAGTTAAAACTGTAATTGATCCATATGAAGAGCATACGAAGTTAGAGTTGATGTGTCATATCTATAAACGAGGGAAATAATGGATATAAAAACTTTCATGGGGAGATTGGACTCATACATTAAAGAGTATCCATTAGAGGCGGAAAAAGCTATGCGGAAAGAAGCTAACCGAATGAAAAAGGAATTAGTTAGCGCATCACCTGTTGGTAAAGGTAGAAAACGCAAAATTTCCAAGAGTTGGAAAATGGCAATCAATGGTAATAGTAGCAGTACGCTAGAAGCAACCTTGCGAAATACATCACCTCATTTTCATTTAGTTGAACGTGGGCATGTGATGAAAACTATGCATGGAAAAATTAAAGGATTCAAACAGGGGACATTTTTCTTTAAACGAACAGTTGAAAAGAATCGTAATGATATAAGAGAAGCTGTTGGTGGACACATGTTTAAAAAGCTGAGGAAGAAGATAAAGAATGGCTAACCGATTATCACAAGTGGCAATATGGAAAGCTGTGGCAAAGAAACTACATGACGAATATAAATGCACGGTATATAGTGACGAGGTTTTAGAAGAGTTCACTATGCCGTGTTTTTTTGTAAAGCTTTTAATGAGTTCAGAGATGCAAACAAAGAACTTTATTAAAAGAAATGTAACTATCATTGCTACATATTTCCCTAGCAATGAAGATAAGGATGAAGAACACTATTTAACAGTGTTTGATAAATTTTTAATACTGTTTCAAATGGGATTTCCTGTTGGTGATCGTTATTTACATGTGGATGATATTCAGCAAGATAGAGTAGGAGAGGAAGATGATATCTTACAAATCACAATGGATATTACATTTATGGATACAACAGGACGAATTGAAAAAATGAAAGAAGAAGGCATCATGATGGGTGATGTCTCATTAACAGTAGAAGTGGAGGATAAATAATGGCTAAATTAGGAATGCCTACAGTTGTAGTTAAATTTATTGAAGCTGGTATTGAAGCCATTCAACGTTCCCAACGTGGGATTGTTGCATTGATTTTAGAAGATACAAAGCAAGTAATTGATAAACTAGCAACAAAAACTAATGGACACGAAGTATTACCAAATCCATTCTTGGTATATACAGTAGATGATATTCCAGAAGAACTATCTGATAAAAATAAGGATTACATCTTAAAAGCCTTAAAAGGCTACAACAAACCACCTTTGAAAGTTGTTGTATATATGATGCAACAAGGTGGAGATAAAGCTGGTGCAGATAGATTCCAAGAACCATTAAAAGCAATGCTTACAGAACGTTTTGATTATTTAGCAATTCCGACAATTGAAACTGCTCAATTAGAGTATGTTGCAACGTGGGTGAAAACAGCACGTGAGAATAAATTCAAAAAAATTAAGGTGGTATTGCCGGGTTCTAATGCAGATTACGAAGGTGTAATTAATTTTGGTAACACTAAGGTTGTTACAGCAGATCGTGAGTATAAAGCAGCAGAATATACCGCACGCATTGCAGGTCTTGTTGCAGGCACAAATATGACACAAAGTGCTACATATGCACCATTAACAGAAGTCATTGATTGTGACCGTCATACTCAAGATGAGATGGATACAATGGTAAATGAAGGTAAATTCTTTATTTGGTATGATGGCGAAAAGTTTAAAATGAGTCGTGCCATGAACTCTTTGGTAACAACAAGCCAAGGAAAACTAGAAGGATATCAAACAATTAAAATTGTAGACATTATGGATATGATTTATGACGATATCAGAAAAACCGCACAAGATTCTTACATTGGTAAATATACAAATGATTATGAGAACAAATGTTTGTTGATTAGTGCGATTCTAGGTTATTTCAAACAATTGGAAAATGAACGATTGTTACAAAAAGATTACTCTACATGTGAAATTGATTGTGAAGCAGTTCGAACATACCAATTATCCCATGGCTTATTCACAAAAGAAGAATTAGCAAAAATGAGTGATGATGAAGTTAAAAAATTGGATACTAAGAAAATTGTATTCTTAAAAGCAAAAGTAAGACCGCTTGATGCAATGGAAGATATCCAATTACCAATTAATATTTAATAGGAGGAACACATGGAGAATTTTGCAGCGCAACAGGTAATGACAGGCTCTCATGGGCAAGTATGGTTAGATGGTTCTTTGGTGTCACAAGCTACCGCAGTTAAAGCTACAATTAAATTAAGCAAAGAAGAAGTTAAAAAAGCCAAAACAATGAGTAAACAATATAAATATGTTGGTTATGAAGGTACAGGCAGTTTAACTATGAACAAAGTATCTTCTTTGATGATTAGTAAAATGGCTGAAAACCTTAAAAAAGGTAAAGCTACTGTGTGCCAATTGGTAATTCAATTAGATGATCCTGATGCAAAAGGTGTAGAAACTGTAACGTTGTATGATGTTACATTCGATTCTTTAGACCTTGCAAACTGGAAAGTAGGCGCACTTGTAGAAGAATCTGTAGACTTTACATTTACAGAGTTTGACGTGATTGATAAAGTGGAGGACTAATAGATGAGCAATATCATTGATAAATTAATGGAAAAAGACTTAGATACATTGAAAGAGGTATCTAAAAAAGACTTAGAAATTACTCGATTATCTGAGGTTTTTAATGAACCATTTACTGTAACTGTAAAAGAAATTAGTTACAAACGTATTGCAGACCTTCGCATGTTGGCTACTGAAGACGGTAATGCTGATGAAAGTCAATTTTTACAGTTTGTCGTAACTGAAGGTATTGTTTCTCCAGACTTCGGAGCTAAAGAATTATTACAAAAATTTCAAGTACCATCTAAACAGGCATTGTTTACAAAGTTATTTAAAGCCGGTGAATTAGAGTTAATTGCACGTGAAGTATTAGCTCTATCTGGATATGGCGATAAAGCTATTAAAAAAGTAATTAATGACGTAAAAAACTAATATATTCCGATGGTGATGTAAATCTTGCCTATTACATGTATGTCAATCATGATGTAATGCCATCGGAATTTCATAAAATGGGGCACGGAGAACGTATGGTCCTCCGTGCTTTTATGATGCAAGAAATTAAGGACAGAAAGGAGGCGAATAAAAATGAGTGAAGTAATTGATTTGGTGATGCGATTACATGATGGTGTAACATCCGTATTATCTGGAATTAATTCACAAATGGCTACAACTGCTAATATGGCAGATAGGCAAGGTAGAAATCTACAAAATATAGGTAGAGGTATTAGTGGAATTGGTAACGCCTTGATGCCTGTATCTGCTGCTATTGTTGGCATGGGTGCCGCCTCTATTAAAGCCTTTGTAGGATTTGACTCTGCAGTAACTTCTGCAGGTGCAAAAGCAGGTGCAACGCATGATGAAATGCTTAAATTAAGAGATGTTGCAAAACAGTTAGGGGCAGACTTCCCGATAAGTGCAACA